ATAGAACGACCATTAGACGCAATATTTTTGCTTTCTGCATCATGTGGTAAGTGAATAGTGTCGTAAACATAGCCTAATTTTTGCAGTTCTTGCAAATAATGACTCATAGTTTTTTGCGTATCTTGCAAATAATTGATTAATCTTGTTTCCATGCCTATGAATTGAACAAACCAAATAGCTGTATGATCTGCCCAACCTAAATCAAATACTGCATGAACAGGCTTGGTAGCGTCATAAGGCACTCTTGTAATCCTGCCTTGTAATTCTGCCATATTCATTTCATTGGCAAATATAGCACCGTCAACTGTAAGCCTACACATTCCTTCCCATACATTATTATATGCAGCAGGATCACGATTCTTTAACGCATCTTTTTCCATGCGCAAGGTTTCAGGAAACCATGGGTTATCTTGCCAATTAATACGCTGGACTATTGCGTCTTCAGGCGGCTTTACTACAAATCGTTGATAAGTTTCGTCTGATTCTAATTCAGGGTTAAAGCTTATCCATATTTCAGAGTTTTCTTTACGAATGGTTGGTATTAATACATTCCAGCTAGTTTTTGATACTGTTTGCGCTTCTTCTACCCAGCAAATATCTATACCTTCATATGATTTAACATTGGCTACATTGTTTTTAAGTCCTACAAAGGCAAATTCTGTGCCATTTATTCCACGAATAGTTGCTTGAGTTATCTCATAAAAGCCATTTAATCCCATTTCATTGATTTGGTCAGATAAAAGCTTATGCACAGAATCTTTTAAAGAAGTCATAAACTCCCTGGCGCATAAGAATCTTAATGGCTTTTTAGCGCCTTGAATAAGTAATGCTCTCGCAATACCCCAAGACTTTGCACCGCCTCGGCCACCATACAAAACTTTATATCTCGCTTTGTCAAATAGAACGGATAGTTTATAGGGAAATTGAACGTCAGCTAGGGCGCTCTTTAATTGCTCATCATTCACTTGGTTTTACGAATGTAACTTGTATGCCTTCAAGTGGCGTGCCATCAATGTTACCAAATTTAGTGGTATTGGTTTCACCCCAGCCCATTTGAGCTTTAGTCCACCATATTGCAGCAGTTGTGTCACCTGATACAGCTTTATTATATAAAGATTTAGCCACTTGAGCCGATGCAGTTGCTTTACCCACCGCTAATTCTTTCTCGTAATGTTTGCGTAGCGTCACATCAGATATGCCAAGTAATGCCGCTATTTGCAGTTGAGGCAATCCTAGCCCTGAAGCGCTTAATACTTGCTCTTTTGTTTTATCAGTAGGAACGTGTTCTAGCATCTTTTTATTGGCGTAAAGTGTTTAAAATAATGTCTTTTTAATCAAGATGTTACTATCTTTGTTATTGTAAACTCTAATTGAGCCACAGTTAGCTTGTTTTTGTTAGGTAAAGTATCTAATTTATCCAATGCTTTAGCCTTATGTGTAAATATACACTCATCTAATGGCGATTGATCGTGCCTAAATACAATAAACCATCTTTTATAGCTCATTTTGTATTAACTCCGCTTTTTTGCCAGTAAAGTCTTCCCAGCGTTTAATGATTACGTCACAATATTTAGGGTCTAACTCCATAAGTCTTGCTTTACGGCCTATCTTTTCACAAGCCATAAGAGTTGATCCTGAACCACCAAATAGGTCTAATACAATATCCATGCCTTTAGTATTATTTAGTATTTGATACTCCATAAGCTCTACAGGTTTCATAGTTGGATGTAAATCGTTCTTGGTGGGTCGTTTGCATAGGATTAAAGTGGTTTGTTTTCTATCCGTAGCCCATAGGTGAGCCGCGCCGTCTTTCCAGCCATATAAACAAGGCTCATGTTTCCAATGATAGTCTTGTCTTCCCATAACCATAATGTCTTTTTGCCATATTAGGCATTGACGAACCTGCCAGCCTGCATCTTTACAAGCGCCTCTAAAGTTATAGCCTTCTGAATCTGCGTGCCATATATAAAATACTGCTCCAGGCTTCATAACTACGTCGGCAGCCGTAAAAGCATCGCGTAAAAACTGCCTAAAGGTGCTGTCATCCATAGAGTCGTTTTGTATCTTTAACGCGTCTTTAGTTTTACCTGTGTAATCTACGTTGTAAGGTGGGTCGGTAACTAATATATCGACTAGACCGTCTGTTAGCTTTTCAACTGCCTCAATACTAGTTGAATCGCCACACATAAGCCTATGATCGCCCAGCTGGTATATATCGCCTAATTTGGTTTTAGGCTCTTCAGGCACAGGTGGAATTTCGTTTTCGTCTGTTAGGCCGTCTACTTGTTCAGGATGCAATAGATTAGCTAGTTCCATTCCATCAAACCCTGTTAAATTTAAGTCAAAGCCTAAATCTTGTAGGTCTTTTAGCTCAATAGCTAATAGGTTTGTATCCCAATCGGAGTTTAGTGCTAGTTTATTGTCGGCAATAATTAAAGCTTTGCGTTGTTCTTTGGATAGATGTGCTAATTCAATGACAGGAACTTCAATCATGCCTAGCTTTTTAGCCGCCATAATACGACCATGGCCTGCAATAATTCCGTTATCACCATCAACTAATATAGGGTTAGTCCATCCAAACTCTTTAATTGAAGCTGCAATTTGTGCAACTTGATCGTCTGAATGTTTCCTAGAGTTGTTGATATACGGAATTAAGTCCGATAGCAACCTCTGTTCGATTTGCATTAGACTTGTGGTTCTTCAGGCAATGGTTCTGCTGGAGTAACTTCTACAGGAGTAGATTGTTCTTGCACTTGTGGTAATGCTTGACCTTTGATTTTAGCTACTAAAGGTTCTGCAATTTCCATAGGAAGTTTATAAACACCTGCTAATACTAATTCTGCTTCTTTGATTTCAAGTTCCAACTTAATGGCCATGATTTGCTCCTTGGTTAAAATGTGTAATATATATCACTTTTTTTGATTTAATTATTTAAATAACTATTACTTTTTCTTACTTTTAGATGCTTCACGTTTTACTGCATAAGCAATAGCGACTGATTGCTTAATAGGTTTTCCTGCTTTAATCTCTGCCTTAATGTTCTCTTTGAACGCTTTAGGGCTTGTTGATTTCTTGAGTGGCATTATTTTACTCCCTTTTAATTAAAAATTACTATTGCAGAAGGAAATGGAGCTGGGTTTTTACTATCACCAAACTTTAACCTTCCTCTTATAAATTCTATTGTGCCTTTCATACAATAATCATGCCACCATGATGTATCTGTTCTAGCTGGCAATAAACATACTACAGTTACGCCATTTAAACTAGATTCATAGGCTTTTTTGACCCAATCCTTAATTCCTCTACCATAAGGAGGATTCATCCAACATACACCAAACCATTCTTGATTTAATCCATCTTGTTCTTTAATAAAATAACTTGAACATTTAGCGTTTTCTTTTGTGGCACATACATCCAAAGTAAATCCATAAATATCATCATATTTATCAAAAAATGCTTGTGGCGTTGACCATAAATCTGTTTTGCTACTAAAATGAACTTTATTAAATTGTTCAAAATTTGGCTTGCTAGGTAACCAATCTTCCATTTTATTCTTCAATAAAACATACATCTTGCCATGACATAAGAAGATGTTTCTCATTATTGTGCATGACAGGTTGAAATTTAAGATATTCGTCTTTACCCATAACGCCAAAACGAATTTTGTCACCTACAGATACAGGCATAATATCATATTTACCTTCTTTAATCTTTTTACCAGGGCCAACTGCAACCACAACACCTGTATTGTATTCTTCAGCGTAAACAAAGCCAGGGATTGCTGATTTATCTTCACGCTCTAATGGTTTTACTAAAATCTTGTCTGCAAAGGGTCTAATCATTTCTTTTTGCCTTTAGCTTTAGGTTCTTGATCTGATTTCATATCAAGTTTGATCTCATGTTTAACAAATTCAATGGTTATGCGTGATTGATCTTCGATGTATTCACCGCACCAATTGTTTTCGTGTTTATTTAATGCTTGAGGATAGCGATGGCAGTTTCCTAATACATCGCCAAAAGAAAAGAATTTACAAGACTTGCAAATTTCTTTAGAATTTAATACAGCCACTTATTACCTCCATTAATATTTGGTTAGAAACTCCCAACCAAGCTAGGGCTGGTTGGGATTTCGTTTTATTACATACCGTCTTGTTCGTGTTCCATACGTTTATGGTCATAGCACTCATGTTCTCTAGCGCCACCTTTTAATTCACCTAAACGACCATCATATTTACCAGCGTGTGAAGCTTCACGTAAGCCAAGTCCATCAGCCTTACCCATACCAACACCGCCTTTTACTGCAACTTTCTTTTCGCCTGAAGTGTCAGAAGCAAGAACGCCTTTAGGCATTTTCTCACCTGATACGCCTGGTGTATATTTTTCTGCGTCTTTTATACCCATGATAATTTCCTTTTAATCTTAAATTTAGCTAAATTTTCACAAATTATTAGACTCGTGAGCTTTTATTTTAGCAGAAAATTGAGCCTTGAGTATCTTTATTTCGTCTATTGACCACTTTACTGTGGCATTATCAGATTCGAGTGTTTCAACAAGCTGTATTCCAATTTTTCTAATAAGTCCGAGTCGGTAGCGGATGAGGTTACCAGATAAATGGGTGTTACAGGCTGCACATTGTCTGTGGCAGTTATGCTCGTTAAATCGAAGGTGTCCTGCACTTCCAATGCTTCGGTAATGGCCTGCATGATATGAT